TTCAGGTAATACAGCTTTTTCTGCAATTCTTGCCTGTATAAGATTTCCATAATTAGACTCTCTATCTAATCTCCAACCCAAAAGATTTGTAGGGTCTACTTCAATCCAATATGGTCTACGATTTTGTAAACGCTCTTCAGCTAAACTTAATGCTCCGCCAGGTGCAGGATAATCTACAAGAATATGACTTTGACCATAAGTAAGAGAACACATTAATATTCTTCGTGCGTATTCATCTAAATCAGAACCACATCCATCAACATCCATTTTAAATGTATCTGTCCAATAAGGATCACCTATAAGACTTATTGGTTTTCTTAATATAAGACCTGTTGCTGCTCTTATTAATCTTTGAGTAAAAGGAGAAAATACAGCACGATTTACCCTTGCCATATATGCTGTGTAATCTTCTCTTGGTTCTAGTGGTAAAAATGCTTCACTATTTTCTCTAAGATATTCTGTTCCTTCTGTAACGGCTTTCATTATTTCCCAACCTTTCATCATATCGAGGACAGCCCTCGTGCGAGTAAAAGGACTGTCTATATCTCCGATAGTTGTGGAGGTTTGTACCTTTGTTCTATAGTCTCCAGGAATTGAATAAGTCATTAACTAGCACCTCCATCGTTTTAATGCTAACGCTTTTCTGGTCGGTCTACCTTTATTATCTTTCATTGGACCTTTAACTCCCTTCATTCTTGCACAAAAACTTTTTCTTCTTGCTGCTCTTTTACCTGTAGGATTTTTTTCTGTTACTGGTGCTTTCAAATTACTCCCTGTAGCACGATTGTATTTCGCACGACCTTTAGCAGTTAGCCCACCTTTTTTGGACTTTTCACCTCTACCTACAGATAAACTAACTCCTTTTCTAGCCATTATTTACCTACCTTTGCTTGTGCCTTTTTATGGGCTTGAGTAAAAGTGTCACCTGCTCTCATGCGTCTTTTCATAAACTCCATGTGTTTAGCCGAATGATGGACAGAATGTTCGCTAAGTTTCTTCTTTTGACGAGTAGTTAGCTTCATATAACTATATTACCGTTAAATATGTTATTTACACTTATTTTTTCTTCTTTTTTCGTCTATGTTGATATGTTATTTTTTTACTTCCTGTTTTTGCACGTTTAAATCTTGCTTTTTCGGCTGGTGACATCTCTTTTGTTGTCTTAGGTGTCTTACTTGAGACACGTTTACTGGGTCGGCAGGCTGGATAGCCTCTTTTTTCGCCTTTTTGACGACCACAAGGCTTGCCAGTTTTGACATCTACCCATTTTTCTTTGAACCAGCGTTTAAGACCACTATGCCTTGCCACGTTTTTTCCTCGTAGTCTTCTTTTTGCTCTTACTATAACCAGAAGCAGTCCTTTTTTTGCCGTCTGGCCCCTTTACATCTCCTTTACATACTTTTACAGCGTAAGCATTAGCGTAAGCAGAAGGGTAGACCTTGAACTTACGCTTTGCTGCTGCTTTACCTCTGGCACATAACTTGCCCATTATTTACCGCCACAACTGCATCTTTTCTTCCCGCCTTTCTTTTTCTTCTTCTTTTTCTTAGTAGTAGAATGGTACATAGTAAGAATTAGGTATCTTTAGTATATTCTAAACGAAGTTTGGCCTAATGTCTCTGGTTTGGCAAGGTTAAATTGTTGGAGACATAGGTATCCGAAAGCGTCAAATGCGTGGTCAACCCCTAAATTTTTATTTGGCATACCTGTATTTGGAGCGTATGTAAGGGTGCGGAGGGATTTTATTAATTCTTTACAGCGTGGGTGTATCAAAGTTCTGCGATCTCCCACAGCGTCATAGAGTGCTGTGTTTACGGCTGTTATTTTATCGCGTACTTTCCAAGGGGATCTGGGGGATGACACAGTAAATCCACTTCTACGGAGGATAGTGTGGTCCGTTGAGCCTACTCCAGATGTTTTTCTGGCAGATCCCGTTGGGTCGGGGCAAGCTACTATTCTTCGGTCCACACCGTATCGGTTTACGACTTCTTCTGCGAAGTCCCAGGTTGTTGCACCACCCGTCATAATTATTTCATCGAAGACGTAAAGGTATTCTTTGAAGCGGACTGCACAGATTCCGCAAAGTGGGTCTACGTTAAAATCGACTCCTAGTAAGAGTGGGGCGATAGATATGTCCTGTGCTTCGTTAGAAATGTTGGAATCTGAAAAGGAGACTGCAACGAGACCAGTGAGATTCTCAAAACTTGCCTCGAACTCTTGTCTAAATGTTCTTATATCTAGTTGGGCCTTTGCTGCTTCGATTTCTTCTTCGGGAACATTACCCCCTTCGATGGTGGTAAAACTCCAGCGTTTCCAATCACCAGATGTATCTTCTGGAACGTAGCACCATAAGTCGTAGAACCATGATGCTGTGCCATCTGGTGTGGATATAAAAAGTGCCCAACCCTGTTTATCTGCGAGGGCTGGTCGGATAACTTGGAACCAGACATCGGAATCCATGAAGGCTGCTTCGTCAAGTACTACTCCAGCTAGGCTTCGGCCACGGAGAGTCATTGCGTTTTCAGTTCCCTTAAGTTCGATTAGCGATCCATTGATTAGTTCTATTTTAAGGTCGGTTTCGTTTTTGGATGCTATCCATTGGGGTGGGATTAGTTTTTTGATTTCTTTCCATGCGATGTCTTTTGCCATGCGGTAGGTGGGGGCACAGTAGAAATAGGTTTCGTTTGGGCGGTTTATGGCTGCTTTTAGGAGTTCGATACAGGATAAGTATGATTTTCCGAATCTTCTGCCAGCTACAAGTACCCTAAATCGGTTTTTTGCGTTGAACACCTCCCCTTGTGCCCATCTAAGTGTTAGATTTTCGGCTGTTTTTGTACTCATGTAGTAAAGAATAGCTTAAATATTGACGGATTTCTGTGATTTTGTCGACTAAACAGGGTTTTTAGGGTTATTATTCAAGTATTAACAACAAATTTAGTCCGTGGCTGATTCTGTTCTTCGTAATACAAATGGTCAATTTACATCTGAGCGAGCTTTGCAAGATGGTAGGGTATGTGGAAAGAGACAACCCGATGCAGTAATAGAAGCAAGAAGGCAAAAACTGTACTCAAGGCAACTTACAGGTAAAACTACAAGGCAACTTGTGCTGGAACACGCTTCCAGGGAGCAAATTGGTATAGATACAGCATGGAGCGATTGGAAAAAAGTAAAAGAGTGGAACGATGAAGATTGGGAAAAAGATAGAGAGAAGATGATTTCACGAGTCCAGGGAATGAGGATGCGGCTTTTTGAACAGGCTGTAAGGAAAGGTCAGTTGCAGACTGCTGCTCAAATACTTGATTCACTCGGTAGAGTACTAGGAGAGAGTGTAGAGAACATTAACATTAACGCTCCACAACTATCAATTCAGGTAGAAGAAAAGAAAAAGTAGTTGACATTAGTGTAATATTGTAGTATTATTATATTGTAGTATTTTAAAACTTAATCTATGCTTTATCAGTAAGTTCCCTGTACATCAGTATAATAAAATTTTTTTTGCAACTTGACCCCTACCTGTGGGATAGCGTGGAAAATTGTGGGCAATAAAAAACCCGCACGGGGCGGGCGTGGGGGATAACGTGGGGGCGTGGATTAATTCAGTTTGTAGCAGATATTGGAATTGTTATACACTTTCATACATTTAGAAAATGCGTTGTTGTCTACTACGCTAGATAGTACAAATCCAACAATAAACAAAACCAGTGCAATTCTTACATAATTTAAGTTTGCATGGGTTTGTAATTGATAGCGATTGCGCGGGTGTTTGGGTGTCATGGCTTTAAGAAGTAGCAATGGGAACAGAGAAAGTTAATAAGCTCTAATGTTTTTAAGAAAAATAAATAATAGAGTTGTAATACAAATCCAAATAATAAAAGTTGTCATTTTCTATTCCTTTCTAATTTAATTAATTTTTGATAACAGATATTTAATAATTTTTCCTGACTTGTTGATTTGTCAGCAACAATTAAAAAATAAGTTACTTTTGATTTTCCGCATCTTTTGATTTTGCAAAGATGGTCATAAAGATTGTCTGTTATACATTCGGGATTCATAAAACTTTCAAATGTTATAACATCATTTGGGTCTATTGTTGCCGAATCTATACCACCCCATTTGCTAGGGGGTAATACTTCCAGATGATACCAATATGTTTTCTCAGTAACTACTTTTGGTTTGTCTACTTTGTATTCTCTTTCATTTGTTTTGTCTCTCATTTCCGAAGCCTTAACAAATGAAGTCAAAATAGCGTTTGGGTATTCTTTTAAAACTTCATCAATAGAATTATAAGAATACATAAGGGAACCATCTTGTTTTACAAAGTCAATAAAATTGGCTGATTTTACGTCATAGATAACATCATTTTTTACAATGCGATCTAATGTTGTTTCTTTGGTTTGGGTTGTCATAAGAAAAATACTATATAGTACATATCCATATTAACTCATTTTTAATAATAAAACAATACTAGAATAATACTTTAATAACTACTAAAAAACCCCAAAAATTAGTACTTTTTAACCTCTAATCTCATCTTAAGATTTAATAAGATTCTCAAATCCCTTAGTATAACTAGATAGTCTCATAAGTAAGAATCCTATAATTTTAAAATTTTAACGTGTATTTGTACCTTAAACAATTTAAAATCATTCAAAAATACTACATTAAAAAAGCTAGAATCAATACAGACTCTAGCCTTTAATTAATTAGTTTCTGATGTAGTTTTATTTAATCTTATTTAATTCTTTTGTAATTTTGAAAAGAATAAATATTTAAGATTATTTTTCATTAATAAAGCAAGAATATAACTTCTTACTATTTTTCTTATAAGTTCAATATCTGAATAAGTTAATTTATCAGAATCAAAAATATAAGAAATTTTATTTAAATCGTGTAAAAATTCAGAGAATAAAACTTCATTTGAATTGTCACATTTTTCGATAAGTTCGTGAGTAAGCATGGTAATAATAAATAATGAATATTTTTATCTAGTAAGAGCTAAACACTCTTTTTTAATTAAGTCTATTCTTGCCCCACATTTTCCAGACACTAACGATTCGAGGCGAACCCTCGCACCCTTAATATCATCTTTCACTGACTGCTCGCAGTGTGTTTGTTGATAATTTAAAGCGTTGAATATTTGATATAAATTAGGGCTAGATTCAAAGTTGTTAGTCTCTTTATAAAAATTATTTTTTATGTCGGTCCACTCTTTAGTTAAATCCTTTTCAAATGTTTTTTCTCTGTATTCTTTTGTTTCTTTATCCTTAACTTTACCTACTAATTTATCAGCTAACATTTGTTTAGCTAATGTCTTTAACACTTCCATTGAGCCGTCTTCGGTGTAATGATGGCGAGCCATTTCTTTTAATTCATCAATGGAATTTCTTAAATCCTCTCTTTGATACTTCAAAAATTCGGGCAGTTGTTTTGTATATTCATTAATCCCCTTAGAGTGTCTAAAAGATAATTTATTTTGACTACGATTGACCCGCCCCAACTGGTTAAAACAAAAAAGCCTGAAATCTATGAGAACCAATTTAAAGGCATATTGTCCAGTGTAAGAATTTATTAAGCATAATCTTCTACGGATAGGGTCATTTTTTGTGACTTCAAGGTCAGCATCTTTAATACCGCCACTAACAAAAATGCAACCCTTATCATTAAATGTTGTTATATGCTCTAATTGTAAAATGTTTTGATTTTCTTCAAAAATTCTACAGATAGGTTCGTTGTTTTGTATTTCATAGGATTTTTTCATAACCGCCATAGGTATGCCCGTTACACTGTCAACAATTGCCTGATGATTTTTCAATTCGATTTTTTGACCGAATGAATTTTCAATAAATGGAACCATTGAAACGGGGGGATTTAATGCCCCAGTTTTTTGAAATGCGTCTCTTATAGAAACATTTTGGTCTATTGCGTTGCCGCATAAATCCTCATTGCCTAGTCTCTTATAATTGTTTTTTGCTTTATATCTATCTTCGATTAATAAAGCATTGTTTAAATCTGCACTATAAGAAGTGTCGACTAGATTAGGTTGAAAATAATTCATGGATGGAATTAAATAAATTACTCTTATATATTAAAGTATTATTCTAATAAAAACAATATCAATCCATACTATTTATAGAAATTAA